AGGTCCATCAGGGTGACCAAGTTCACCAAGAGCACGCCCTTTCAGGACGAAACTCTCATTGTAACGGTTGACTTCTTTCTCCATGATTGACATGGGATACATTCTACCGTTACGGTTTACTTGCTCTGCTTGCAAGAAAATACCTTGAATATAGCACTTCTTAGAAGCACCTTTTCCTTCGGTAATAAATTCTACCTTGTTAATTTCTTCTGTGATAAGTTTCATTTGTTTATCCAGTGAATCCTACTTTTGTCGCTCTTACTGATGTTGATGATGCCCAAATAACATAACTAGGTGGCTTCTCAAGAAGTTCGACATGACTTTGTGGCATAGTGAAGGTGACTGTATCACCAGCACCAACCGTGCTTGCCATACTGACAGTTGCAGTACCAGCAACACCATTAAAAAGTCTAACTACGCTAGCATTGGATACGTTTGTACCATCACCAGATGTAGTTCCCAGTGCTACTTCGTTCCCAATTAATAAAGTTCTTGCCATTACTCTTGATCCTCTTCTGATTCTTGCTCAACATCATCTTGATCAATACCAAAGAGACTTGACGCTACATAAGGTCTAGCACCATCAATTCTTTCAGCAGCTTTTGCATATAAAACGCTTTTAATAGCATCAGAAACCTCTGAAGGCTTAGCGCCAGTTGCAATCAGGTCGATAACGTTATCCATAAAATATTAATGTATTATATTTTATATTTATATCTCAGCCTTTTTGGTGTCCTTTTGCATCTGAGCATCTGTCGCTGCTGCTTGTGCTTCCATATCTGGTTCGACAGGAACTTGACCCATTCCCATCGGATCTTGACCCATTGCCATTGGGTCTTCACCACCAGGTAAAGGTTCTCCCGTAACTGGATCTACCGTTCCAGGAGCTGGGATAATACCTTTATTAATTTCATCTTCAATCTGCTCATCAATCTCAATGATTTCTGAGTCAGTTTGACGCAATACTTTCTTTCTTACATATTCGGTAGAGTAATACTTGCCAATGTAAGGTTCAATAGTTGCAAGATTGCCGAGTCTGCTTTGAAGCATTTCAGATTCTTTCAACTCTGCAAACTGGTTGTCATACAAGAAGTCATATTGAATATGGTCGGACATGATCTCCCAGTCTTCGGGAGTAACAATGTTCTTGAGGATAAGTTGAGTTCTCAACATGTCATTAAACATTTGAGAGAATCTCTTTCTCAGACGACCAACAAACTTAGCAAACTTAAGTTCGTCTCTCAGAATCTCAGAAGAACGACCAAGGTTAAAACCACCATCAGCAGCGATTCTAGATTCTGGAACTCCAAGTGATCTGTAGAGTTTCTTTTGGAAATACTCAATATCAGCAAGTTCACCTAAGTTTTGTCCACCAGGAAGTGTAGTGATTTCTGTACCACGACCGCCTTCTCTTCTTGGAAGCCAGAAGTCTTCCATCATGGACATAAACTTACGGTCATCACGAACTTCGCCCGTGTTGGCATCATAAGCAAGTTTATTTCTGTAGCGAGACATAACCTCTTTGAGGTATTGCTCTGCTTTTACCTTAGGAAGATTACCAACGTCAATATAGAAAATACGACGCTCAGGTGCTCTGGACAAACGATAGATAACCAGAGAATCCTCAATCATTCTGAGTTGATTGAGTGCTTTGACTGCTTTATGAAGATATGAAAGAACCGTTCCTTTGTTTCTATCTACAAGACCAGAACTACAATAAACAACCGAATCTTTTGCAATCTTTACAGAGTCTTTTTTACTTGCAGAACCACTAAATGTTCCACTTGGATAGTTTGACTTTGGAGTATAAACGAAATACTCTTCAATTTGTGGTTCTAAAGTTATCTCTACTTGATTTTTTTGAGCAACTCCAGGAATCCTAATATCCATCCTAGGATCTTTCTTTTTCTCCTGACGGACATACTTCATTTTCATTGGGTCAATATATCTCAGGTCTTGGATGCCTGCCTGAGGATTCTTGACATCAATGACTTTGAGGTAGTATACTCTACCGTCAACATACCAGTTTCTAAAGATTTCGTGTGCTTTTCTGTCGAAATCCATTATCTCTTTGAGATATTTGAACTCCTCTCTGATTACTTTTTTGAGTTTATCGCTAGCATTAAGATTGGAAAGTTCAATCTCTACTGGTGAATCGTAGAGATCACTAACGATTGCCTCATTTACAACGTCTTCAATAGCACCATCACATTCTGGGTGAAGTGCCATTTCACGGTATCTTTTGATTAGATCATGCTCAGTCTTATATACGCCTTCAATATCTACATATTGACCATAAAAACCACTCGCAATATAATTGTCAACCCCGTCCTCATTGGTTTGAGGAACGGGGGACATTACTGAGGGTGGTTTTTGGTTACTGTCAATAGAAAAACCAAAAAGTCTTGCCATCGTATAATAAGTCTACTTGTTATGGACTATTTAGTTGATGTCTTCGCCGCCTGCATTAGCGCCACTACCTCTTACTGCTTCCCACCACTGAACCTGAAGTTCAACAGTAAACTCCTGAATACCCTGTGCATCATATGAAAGTTCAATAGGTGCTACCTGAGTTGGGAAAACATCATAGAAGTGATACTTTCTGAGAGTTTCTCCACTACGATCAAGTTGATAAACATAAGCATCTGCCTGATATGCAGCAGGATCAGTTGCTCCAGTGTTATCAGAAACACGGTTGATTGTATTCATCCACTTTTCGAAAGCAGAACGAATAGCAAAGTCGGTGTCGTTGATAACAGTGATTGACCAGGTATCAAAGGTTCTGTCGCCAGCAATCTTCAGGACTCTTCCTCTGAAAGGAACTTCGATTGGAGCAACGTTTGATGCTGGAAGGTTTGCTGCTTTGACAAGGAATCTTGCCTTGTTCAAGATGTCGTTAGCGTCAGCGACTCCAACCAGAGCGGGGAACGAAAGTTCCACCTCAAACAGGTTGGAGCGTGCGCCGCCACCAGCAAGCTTACTCTTGAAGTCAGTAATCTTTCTTAGTGGGGGTGGATTAAGTTGATTTCTAGTTGCCATTGTTTTTTGCCTCTAAGTTGGATTAATAATGATCAAACGTTACCGATTACTTCTTCAAAAGAAACACCAGTTCTGGTAGCAACGAAGGTCAGACCAATGAAGTTGATTGATCTGTTTGGTTTGACATAAACGTCAGCAACAAATTCGTTGTTGTCAATGACAGCAGCGGTGTTGTTGGTCTCATCGCAAATAACGACATAATCAAAGATGCCTCTCTTAGATTGAACATCACGGAGGAATGGTTCAATAATATTTACGAAGTTGGTTCTTGTGATCTCATCGTTGAATTCGAAGAGTTGATCTCTTGCTGCAGCGGCAATTGCCTTCTCCAGATAAAGGAACAGTCTACGAACGTTGATTCTGTCAAATGCGGAAGACTTAGCAAAACCAGTCTTATCACCGAAGAGAACGATGCCATCGCCAGGCGAGAAGATGACTGGGTTGATTCTGTTGGAATACAACTTGTCTCTCTGAACCTTGCTTGGGTTATAAGCAAGTTTTACAGCGTTGAGGATAGCTCCTCTTGCAGTACCTGCGGGTGAGAACCAGGGGAAGTTGTTCAGATCGTTTCTTGCACAAGTTCCAGCAACATCTCCGTTCAGAGGAACATAGCGGAAGGTATCGCTGAATCTGTCATACATGTACTTGTAACCACTATCAAATACTGCATAAGTAGATGAAGTGATTGGAGCGTAGAATCCGATCAGATTATCAGTGATCGTTGCGTCAGAGTTGACAGTTACAGAACCTGCAGTTCCGTCATTCAAGAAGGCAAGTCTATAAGGAGAGATAAATGCCAGAGCATCTTGTCTTGCTTCGGCAACTGCAATCAACTTGTTAGCAAGTGCTTGTGCAGTTTCCTTAGAATAGTTTGCTGAACCCATCAACAGGAAATCAACATCATAGTTATCAGTGTTCTCAAAGAGATCGTAACCAGCAGCAAGTTTTGCAAGAGTTGAAGTTAAAGCACCACTTGCGGTAATGTCTGTTCCAGCGTCATAGTTCTTACCACCACTCAGCGTGAGTGTGCTTGATCCATTACCAGCAAAGGTAACTCCACTTGCGTTCTGATCCCATCCAGTGTCAGTCTCAAGAGTAAAGTCTGCACTGAATCCAGTAGCTACAGTACCCGATGGTTCACTACCGCCAAAGATATGTCGTGAGTTATTTGCAAGATACTTTCTCCAGTAGGAAGTGCTTCCTAATGAATACTCAGCGTCTTTTGCCTTAGAAAGTGCAATGTGCTTCTCAAGCAGTGTTCCAGCATTGCCAGTGACTGAACCATTGTCGTCATAAACAACAACGTGAACTTCGTCAAATCTGGAGTCTCTTGCAGCAGCATATGATGAAGTGCCAGGTCTATCTGCAAGTGTATTCCAGTAAACGGTTGAACCAGTCAGAGAAATAGTCTGCTGATCAAACCAGTCGCTTTGTGCAGTATATGAAGTGCTTCCTACTGAAGTCGTCTCTCCAGTGGTATGGATAGCAACGTTTCCAGAATTGGAGAACGCATAAACACCAGATGGTTGATAGT